AAGTTTAAGAAGAAAATTGATCAAGTAAAATTTCATGAGCCATAACAATTCTCCATTCAGGTATAGGAGTACCTACTCCATCATAATTTTCTGATACGTCTATATCTTTATACCAAGAATAATGAGGATATGTAGGATTAAATGCCATCTTACCTTGTCTAACAAAAGCTCTCTTTTTTTCTCCAACACAAATACCACATTTCATTATATCTTCAGTAGGTATAGCTAAACTGTATAAAATTGTATAGCATTTTCCTAAATGCTGATCCTTTTCAGTATCTCCAATAACTTCACTTTGTGGAGGTACGCCATTAAGAGAGACTTTATGTAATCCTTTTAAATTTTCTCTAGCAAACTCTGTACTCTTTTTAAAATATTTGTATGCTTCTTTTTCTTCACCATTTAAATAAACTTGCTTACCATACACAGAATTAATATTGTCAAGATATTCTGATACGTTAAGTTCTGATTTCCAATTTGGTCTATCTCTAGGAATTGCTAAATTCCAACTTATTTTTTGTAAATGGTCATTACCATCAACAAAATACCAATTATAATCAGCAGTTAATAATTTATGATATTCTTGTAATTTATCGTAACTATTATATGTTTTTAAATCTATGAATTCCATTGTATCTTTATTTACTTTCTTTCATTTGGTCTGAATTAAAAGAAGAATTAGTCATAGTCTATAAGCACCTCAAAGCCACAATCTCGTTTTAAATTTAACACTTCTTGCAAAGCAAATTGTTCAACTTGAAATGTTATACAAAAGTCAGAAATTTTTTTAAAATCACTAATTAATCCATCTTTATTAAGCCTGTTTAATAAACAAGAAAAGCTACGATCAAAAAGATATCTTAAATTATATGGAGGATTTTCTACTTTACAAGTTACTACTGTAGGTTCTTGTAAATCAATTTTATTTAAAAGTTTTCTAATTACTAATTCATATCTATCTTTATATCCATAATTACTTGCAGTATGCAACCGACCTGCATCCATTTCATATAAAATATCATTAGCAACACAAGGATATGTTACCAATCTTTCTATATCAGTTAGGTAACTCTGTTCAGATTCTAATGTTAAATGATAACGATCATCTATATCAGCATGAGCAGTATAACACTCTCCTGGTTTCATTACATTTATTCTTGCTTCTCCTACGGGTCCTATATTATAAAATAATTCTCCAAGACTAGTACCATTATACACAGGAAGTAACTCCCATTCATCATAAAAGAAATCACCTTTTGGTTTAGTCAAAACGTTTTTACCAGGACCAAAATGTTTAACTAAATCAAATATTTCTTTAGAGGAATGTGTTATACCAGTCTTTTTAAGCATACCAATATTTACCGTGAAAAATAATATGCATATTTAATTACGATAAGTATTAATTGATGCCTATGAATAAACGAGTAAAAAAACTTTACGAAAACAGTACCTACAAAAGCATAATTCACAATGTTGCTGATGTATATTTTCCTTTGGATCCAAAATGGAAAAACATAGGAATAAGCCTTAGTGGTGGATGTGATAGTGCTTTATTGGCATATGTTATATGCGACATAATTAAACAGAAAAAACTTTATACCAAAATACATATAATCTATAACGTTAGATTATGGAAAACACGTCCTTGGCAACAATATATTTTTAAACAAGTGCTTTCTTGGTTTAAAGAAATGTTTAAAGATTTATGGTTTGTTGAACATACTAATTTTATTGCACCAGATTTAGAATGGGGCTCTAAAGGTCCAAATATCATAGACGAATATGGCAAATTAAAAAGTGGTAATCAAATTGAATTAAGATCACACGCAGAATATATAGGTCACAAATATGAATTAGATGCTTGGTATTGCGGACTTACTAAAAATCCTGAAACAGAATTTGATGAGCGACTCTTAGATAGAGATAGTACATTAACAAATGATACTATTGAAAATCTACATCGATTGATAAAGCCACACATGAATGGCGTGGCTTGTCATCCTTTCACCTTCGTACAAAAAGACTGGATAGTATCTCAATATAAGAGATTAGGCATCATGAATCTATTCAATCTTACTAGAAGTTGCGAAGGTGATAAGGAAACTTATCCCGAAATATTTAAAGACTTGGATTATAAAACATATGTTCCAGGTAAAGATGTTCCTGTATGTGGTAAATGTTTTTGGTGTAAAGAAAGACAATGGGGTATAGACAATAGTGACTGAAAGTAATGAATATTGGTTAAATCCTAAAGATTCTAAATTAGGTAAGTGGCAAAGAGAAATAGAATCCGTTAGTGGTTCTTGTACTTTTTGTGTATTACCTTGGATCCATTTTGCTACTCGCCCTAATGGAGATATGCGTTTATGTTGTAGTGCTAATGCCAGTGGAGCAGGTAAGGATCATAAAGTAGGTCTTGTTAAAAAAGAAGATGGCACACCAGCAAACTTTGGAAAAGATACACCAATGAGTGCTTGGAATAATGAATATATGAAATCAGTTCGTAAAACTATGTTAGCAGGAAAAATTCCTGCTAGTTGTACTAAATGTTTTAACGAAGAAAAAATAGGAGTAGTTAGTAAACGTGTCTGGGAAACGGGTACGTGGCACAAAGACGGTATAGACATTCCAGAATTAATAAAGCAAACAACAGAAGACGGCATAGTACCTGAAACTTTAAGATATTTAGATTTACGATTAGGTCATACTTGCAATATTAAATGTGTTATGTGTTCACCACATGATAGTTCAAGATGGGTTGCAGATTGGCAACAACTTATGCCACAACTAACAATACCTACTGTTAAAAAACAAATGTCTTGGGGTAAACAAGAATTTAACAACAAGTGGCACGAAAAAGATACATTTTGGGCAGAAATGAATAAGCAAATTCCTAATTTAAAGCAAGTATACTTTGCTGGGGGCGAACCTTTAATGATTAAAGAGCATAAAACATTTATTGAAGAAATTGTACGACAAGGATATCAAGATAAAATCTTATTACGATATAATTCAAATGGAATACTAGTAGACAAAGACTTAATTGAATTATGGAAAAAATTTAAAAAAGTTAAATTTGCAATTAGCATGGACGCTTGTCATGAACGAGATGAATATATACGTTTTCCAACTAACTGGGATACCGTAGAAAAGAATCTTCGTATGTTAGACGACACTCCCGACAATATACAAACAAGTTTAGCAACTGCTATACAAATTTTTAATGTAAAACACTTGCCAGACTTTATGAAATGGAAAGTAGAATCTAAATTTAAAAAACTTAATTTAGGAACTGTACCCGGTGGTACACAAATGGGAGGTGGATTAGTTAATATGCACTTGCTTTACATACCTACATTTTTAAGTATTCAAATATTACCTAAAGAGGATAAACAAGAAGTTCGTGAACGTTATACAGAATTTAAAGAATGGTTATGGAAAAACTACAGACAAGATGATGAATATTGGAAACACAATCCTTATGGCTGGAAACGTTGGGAGGCTGTAATGGATCATATGGATGAAAAAGATAATAGTCATCTACTTCCAGGATTTAAAGAATACGTTACTAAACTAGATGGTATAAGAAAATTATCTGCTAAATCCACTTTTCCTGAGTTATCACATCTTTTATAAGATTAAAAACTTGTTTATCTCCTTCAGGCCCTAAATGATTAACTCTGAAGCCAACTAAATTTTGTAAAAATGGTAAATTTTCTTCACACCAGGCTCTTTTTGGATCTGTTCTACAACTAATATAATACAAAGGTTTTCTTATTTCTGTTCCGTGTTTCCAAGTGTACAAATAATTAATATCTTTTAATTCTGCTTTGTTCCAAGGTTCAACTTTAGTATCTCCAAAACTCCATAAGTGTAAAATTTTTCCTTTCATTTTAGACAAGTATTCATGGTCTAACCAATAAGCAACAGCCTGAAAATTTAATCTTTCTTTATTCCATTCTACTAATTCTTCATAAAACATTTGAGCGGCTTTATGTTTTTTACTAGAACCGTCATAGGCACTAACTGGATTTAAATCTCCTTTTGAATGATATGTTCTAAAAGGATCGGTCCAAGCAAATATACAATAATCTAAATCTTTAAATTTGTGAAAGTTTTTTGTAAAATGTATAATAGCAGTCCAATAACTTGAACCACCTATACCTGTATTCACAATTTCTGCATCTAATAAATCTGCTATTCGACCCATCCAATTGTCTTTAAGAGGATGAGCAATAAAACTGTCTCCGAAGAAACCTATCTTGTTTTTGGCACTTGAATGTCCGCTATACATACACACCTTTCTTGATTACAAATAACTTCATTTGTTGGAAATTTAAATTCTTCATCATATTTTTTACCTGTAAATCCTTCAGATAAAACTCTACAACCTGCTCCTAAATACATTCGCTTATCAAAATTAATATAAATTCTGTTTATTCCTGCTTTACATTTATAGCCACGCCAGTCTACAATATCATTTGCTACTGCCCAATAAGGATCAAATTCTTCTAAAATATCTGACTTAATCATAACCATACTTCTATCAAATTTAGTATCTACTTTTTCATTAACTCTTTGTTGAGATCTAATCGTATGTTTAAATATTTGTTTTTGTTCATCTGTATACGGATATAAATCTCTTTCAGTTGCGTTGTCAGTTTGCCAAGCATGATGTAAAGGTTTAGCTTGTATTCCCCACTCAGTTCTTTTACTATTTTTTAATATGTCTATTATTTCCATACATTTAGACCAGTCATCTGGTTTTATCATTACATGACAAATACTGTCTATGTTATTGTCTGTCAAAAAGTCACACACATCTCTGATGTGTTCCGCCTTACAAAATTCTGGATGAACACTAAAATGTACGGCAAAAAAATTTTTATAATTGTCTTGCCACCATTCCATTTTTCTACTACCATTTGTAATAGGTATAATTAAATTATTATCATTTTTATTAATATATTCACATAGTTGTGAAAAGTCTTTATAAAGAGTTGGTTCACCTCCTCCAAATTTCCAAATAAAATGTGTAATACCTAATTTAGTATAATGTTCATGTAACTTATCTATAAATTTTTTACTAGCTTCTAAGTTAATCCAAGGAAACGAATTATCATGTAATACAGGCAAACAATAAGAACAATTATAATTGCACGTATTACCTAGAGTCCATTCAATTTGTAAAACATTGTTTAATTCAGGAAATTTATAAGTTATTTTGTGTATTTTCATTTTTTATTTTTGTTAAATTTATATCCGCGGCGCAAGTACACCACTCTCTTGTACATACAATAGGATCTATAGGAAATTGAAACGTACCATTATAAATGTTACCTAAACTACCTCCTACTCTACAAGTTGCTCTATGCACATCACCGTCCCAATTAATCATTAAACTTTCTAAACCAGCATTACAAAGCCATCCTTTAAATTTATTAGTTTTTAAAATTAACATATCATTTACATTACAAGTTTTGGTTTTATCTATTAAAGTATTGTGCGGTGGATTATGGTTTTGGATTTTCAAAAACTTTTTTTCTTCTTCATTATATCGATTCATATCTTCAAAATCATCATGCTTTTTGGTCCAACGTATTGGACGTAAACTATACTTTATATTACCATTTAAAAGGCGTCTACAAGCGTCATGCACGTCGTTTAGTAAGCCGGGAAGCATCATTACGTGTACAAGAGCGTTCTTATTAACTGAGCTGTTAACTGCCCTTATAATAGTTTCCAAAACCTTTTTCCAGTCGTATTCAAAGTGCAAACTGAATACAATATGGTTAAGATAATTGTCCAAAATACTTTGATAATATTCGGCTGTTCTGGTCCCGTTGGTCGTTACATTTATCCATGTTACTTTTGGTTTTGCGTATTCTAAAAGCTCTGTAAATTTTGGATGTACACAAGGCTCACCTCCTGTAAAACTTATTCTAGGTTTGTTCATTTTAGAAATAATATCTACAGTTTTTTTAAGGATTTCTATATCTGTATGTTCACTAAAATTATCATGTATCTCTGCAGGACAATAACTGCAATCATAGTTACATCTTTTACCTATGTTCCATTCTATTTTGGTACTTTGCCGTACTTCTTCATATAAATGTTCTACTTTATACATATGGAGCAAACTCCGGAATAATTTTTTCAAGCGGACCTTGATTTCTTGTTTTATCTAGTCTATGATTAAAATCTACACAATCTTTCCAATACTTGTTTAGATCTCTTGCTTTAAGAAAATTAATATTATCCTGAATTTGTTGTAATGTAATTTTTTCTAATATTGGATGTTCTTGAACTAATCTATATTGCTTAACTTTGTCCTTCATTAATTCTAATTTAGATATAACTTGATCTTTTAATTCTTTAGGTAATACTTGGGCACTTAAGGCTCTTGGATATTGTACTCTATGACTATAAAATACTATTTCTAACTTGTTTAAAAAGTAATCTATTACTTTGTCTATTTGCATTATATTATTAGACTGTACTGTAAATGCTCCAACTATTCTACTTACAGTAGGAATAGTTTTCATTATTCTAATATTATCTACAACATCTTGAAATTTTCCATTGCTTCTAACATATTCATATACATCGTCTAAGCCATCTATACTAACATTAACAGCCACAGATTTAAATTTAGGCCAATAGTCTTTAATCCATCTTCCTTTTATTCCTAATACTGTACCATTTGTTGCATATTTTATTTCTATATTTTTTCCATTTTCACTAAGAAGATCTAAAATTTTATAATGCATAGGATCCATTAATGGTTCTCCGCCAGCAAATTCTACTCTTTTAAAATGAGGTAATAGCTTTCTTAAACTATCCCAAAATTCTTTTTTATCATCAAATAATCCTACATATGGAGCTTCTGTTAAACCTAAATCTTCTACTGCTTTAACAAGGTAATTGTCTTCCTTTTTATAATGTTCTACAATACTATTCCAATCTTTCCATTGCGTACTATCTAACGGATTGCACATACGACATTTTAAATTACATAAGTTATTAATTTTAATTTCAATAGTAGGTAATTCAAAAGGCATTGTCATATCTGTAGTAAGACTTTTAAGTGCGTCAGGGTAAAGATTAACTCTTGATTCTGGCATATTATCTGCAATATGTCTTTGTCTTAAACTTTGTACTCCTTGGTCTTCTAGGTCAAAACACGGTTTACATACGTCAGGACGTTCATCGCTTAATACTTGACGTCTAACTTCACGCATATTTTCACCATTCCACGCTTCTTCTAAAGTTTCGTTTTTAATATTACCAATAGGAAGGCTTCTGCAACATACTTTAATTGCGCCATCTTCTCTAGTAGCAAGACCTGTAAAAGGGTGCATACAAAACGTGCAACTTTTATTCTTTTTCATAATATTAGTATTTAATGGGATTTTAAGTGTCTAAATCTTTCCAGTCATCTCCAAATCTCCACATAGGGGCTTTTAATGAATCAAGGTCTACTTCATCAAATTTTTCTACAGGACCTGAGTACTGTTTATAATCTACAAAGCCTGACCAAGCATGAACTGAAACAATTAATTGTATTTTGGAATATTTTTCTTTTAATATACGTAAAAGTTTATTTTCTTTTTCTAATCTTTGTGTAACAGTCATAAAAGCTACTGTGGGCTCATAAGCAAAAATATTACTAACATTAAAAATTGTATTTTCATCATTATTAACTTTTATATTAAATTCATTTAATAAATCACATTGAACAAAATCTATTTTTACTTCATCTTTTATATTCCATAACTTGGAAATTTTACTAAATCTAGTAACAATTTCTTGTTTACTTTGAAACCAATCTGGTGCTTTTTTAATTAATTCTTCATCTTTGATTAATTCTTTTAAGAACTTATGATAGTCATGTCCTTTAAATTCATTAATTGTTTCTTTCATATACCACAATGCATTAGGATTATAATCATAAAATATAACTTCTGTATTTTCATCATATCCATATTTGTCTAAATATAATAACCAATTAAATCCACTTGCAGGAACAATTAATTGTGTAATAGGTCCTTTTATTTTAACTTTTTGAAGTTTTTCTGTGTTAGTAGGATAATAAAGTCTATTCGCGGCAAAATTATATTTTTGATATATTTTTTCACTATTTTCTTGAAAGTCTGAATCGTATTCAGCATAATAACATTTTTTACCATCTCTAAATTTTTGATCAAATATAACTATATCCTCATCATTATCTAAAGCAATACTAATTATATTCCAACCATGACATTTATCTTCATACTCTGTCATTTCATTACCAGGTTTAATCCAAATAGGTGTATGGTTATCATGATAATTTTCTTCACTTCTAATAGGTATTGCTTTTAAATGTTTTTCTTTTTCTTTTTCAGCACCTATTTCTGGATATTCATATTCGGCCCATTTTTTTAAATTAATAATATAACATTGATCATGAAGTTCGTAATAACTTCTTTTTCTATCTAATATATGTCCTGCTATAAAAAAATCTGTTTTAATTAATTCTTCGAGTTGTTCAAAAAATTGACTTCCTTCAAATTCTGTATCTGCTGTATAAACTACTGCATGAGTATAATCTTTTTCACTTTGTTTTAAACCATTTTCTTCTGTTATTGCTGTTAACAAGTCATACCCATTACTATTAATATTCTGTATTTGATAATCAGCAATATTTTTAATTAATTCTTTAGTCCACGCTCTTTGTATTTTGTACATATTGTCTATACAAATAAACACAACATCGGACGTTCTATTCATAGCGTCAAATTTATATGCCATTAAAGAAAACCACCTTTCTTCGGTAGAGTTTTTGGATCTGTATTTCTAATATTACCATCGTCTATAGTCGTCTTGATCATTTGACTATTAGGAGAATTACATCCTATAATCATATATCTTGTATATTTTTGTGTCTTCAATTCTACAGGTGGACGAATTTCTTCTAAGTCTGTGGATTCTGCAAATTCTGTCAAACTATTTTTACAATTTATATGACCTTTCCCTTCAGAAAAGTTATTACTTTGACATATTATTGTTTTGTTTTTAGGTAATAATGTTATCCATTTATTAAAATCTTCTTGCGTCATATGTTCACACACTGTATTAATGATTATATCATAATCATTATAATTTTTAAAATTTAACATATCACAAGTTTCTGCTTTAAATCTTCCTTTTATTTCATATTCTTTATTCATTTCATAAGCTATTTTTTTACAATCTTCGTCTATATCAATGCTTAAAATCTTACTCACAGATATTTCACTATTAAACAATAGTGTTGCCATTACACCATTCCAACCACCACATATAAGAACTTTAGCATCTATGATTCTTTGCATTTTATGAACTTCTTTAAGTCTTTCACATAACCAAACCTTACTTAATACTTGCCCCTTCCAAAAACTTTCTAATGTTTTATCTCTATCTTCGGATCCTCTTATAGTATCCATCCAGTATAATATGTCTTTAATATTGAGTTTCAAATTGTTCTCCTAATCTATCAAATTTTCCACATTGTTTTGAACATTCCATTAAAGGTTTATCTGTCCAAGTATCTTCTATTTTTCTAAAAAATTGCGAATCAAATATTTCTTTTAAAGATTTGTTATGCAAATTAGTAAATTCTCCTATTTGATCCATATAATCTACCCTTGAGTCTTGTGTAGGCAATGTCCATTGCAAATCTAACCAACAACAAGGACTAACCGTACCATCTGCTGAAATATATATTTGACTATATTTTTTAGCTTTACAATCTATGACGCAAGAAGTTATTTTTGCTTCTTGCATTTTAGCTATCATTTCAAAACTTTTTTTACTTGGCTCCAATATATGCGTTGTCTTTCCTGTTTCATCTATAGCATGAAATTTATCACTTTTAAATCTTGATGTATGTTTATAACTAAAAGATTTAAAGCCCAATTCCTTACTCATTGTATGGCATTGTTCTACTTGATGTTCATTATGTTTAAAAACTAACATATGCCATTTTGCATAACCCCCTGCTTTAATAAATGCTTTTGCATTTGTAATTATTTTTTTCCAGTCAGTAGAAACACGATATAGATGATGAGTATCTACCAAACCATCTATACCAAAAGTTGTTTTTACATTTTCTTTAGCCAATCCTTCCCACCAATTTATATCTCTAGCACTACCATTTGTATGCATAGCTAATCTAATTTTTGGATTAATACTTTTAATATATTGATAAATTTCTAATGTATCTTGAGCAATTATAGGATCTCCTAAATTACCACACATGAATAAACTTTCTAATTGAATCAAAAATTCTGTTGGAAACCATTTTTTAAATGTATCTAAATTAATTTCCACAAGATGTATTAATGGATTTAGAGGACCTCCACCTATTCTTCTAGGACACATAGGACATCTAGCTTGACATTTGCTAGTAATTTCTAAATGCACATCTTTTATTTCTGAATAATTATACATTTTTTTCCTTTGGTATTTTAGAATCTGCTGAACTTACACACGTTGGTGTTATACAATTTCTTGGTCTCTTGAACAATTTAAATCCACCTTCTATAGTTCCTAATGGTTCATCATGACAACTATACCCTCTTTTAATTTCTCCTCCCGGTTCTCTTATTATACAACTTTGATATCCTGCACTACAACTCCATCCTTTAAATTTATTAAATCCAAATGCATTAAGTCTTTCAGCTTGATCTAATTCATATTCTTTTCCTACTGCATCATACAATAATAATTGTTTTACTTCCTGGGTCATTTCATTTTGTAGTATATTAGCTTGTTCTTCTGTATATCCTTGTACAATAAAACTTGCTGTAGGATCACTTTGAGGTTTAAGAGTTACATTTAATCCTTTGTCTCTAAATCTTTTACATCTATTATAATACTCATCCCAACGTTCTGGAACCATAACTTGATTTATTGTTATAAGTATTCCTTGTTCTTGTAAAAATTTAAGTTTATCACCAAATTCTTCCTCATTAGAAAATTCTGCATGGTAACTTGCTGTAATACTTCTACGATCCAATGGATAAGTTGTTTCTAACCATCGATCCCACCATTTTAAACCTGGACTACAATTACTAGTCATATGCACACTAAGATATTCACTTATAGGATCAGCATAATAATCTAATAATTCTATTAAACTTTTATATGTTGTAGGTTCTCCTCCACTAAAACTAAAATGAAACTTACTAAATCCATTTTCTCCTGCTTGTTTTTTAATTTCTTTTATAGTATTTTGATATTGTTCTAGTGGTCTATGATCTAAAACTTTACTTTTAGCATATGGCCAACAATAGCTACAATCATAATTACAAAATCTTCCAAGAATCCAGCTGACAGAGAACACATTTTGTTCCAACATTGTTCTTTGTCCCAATTTAACAATATTGTTAAACGGTATATTATTTTGATAGTCCACAAACATTATCCTTCATTTTATATTTGTAATATTCTTTTAACCACACAAAATTATTAATTAATTTTAATTTACTTGGCAAATCTTTACTTTCAGCACCATATTCTCTTCCTGCCAATGCTCCTTGAATTGCATATTCTCCGAATGGTTTGTCTTTACCTTTTGTACACCATATATCTAATCTACTATCTGTTTCTTTATCATCTCCTCTATCAATAACTTTACTACTTAATTTTACACACTCTCTAAATGCCGATTTAAAAGTATTGAACGCATCTGTATTAAAAACACTAACATTAGATACTTGTTCCATAGGTCTGAATCTATCACTAATACTTGTTGTCATATCAACTGTATCTTCATTTATTTCTAAAGTTTTTCTACGAGGTAATAGTTTTACGCCCCCGTAACCATACTCTAAATTATTAATTGGATTCCTACTTCGCCAAACGTGTACTACATTTTCATTTCTTTTTTCAGGTACAAAGTCAAAATTAAAACTATCTAATATATCTGCATCTGCATCTACCACCCAAAACATTTTTGTTAAACATTTACTTGCGGCTACTTTATGTGCTTTATGAATTCCTTTTATTCCATTAATTCTTTGAGCTATTGGAAATCGTTTATGCAAATTATTAAAATGCTTATCAGCAGTAGCTTCATTATAGCTTATAAAAGTAATATCATACATTATAATGTTCTCTTTTTAAAAATTCTTGGACTATTCATATACACCGATTTAAAAAATTTACTTTGTTCAGGGGTCAATGGTAATACAGGTATATCTATTTCTTCTCTATTTTTTATATCTTGACCCATTTGTGTTATTCGAGTTATTAATTCTTCCTCAGTTAATTTAGAATGACCTCTTCCTAAAGTATTTTCCTCATTAAGAATTGCATTTCGATGAAATATTGGACCAGATGGATTAGATTGCCATTCTTCTAAAAGATATTGAAAATCTCTTGTATACATTAAATCCCAATCTGTGCAAGTAATATTATAACAACCTAATCTTGCTCCATATATTGCCCATAAACCATTTTCAACATCTGCTCCAACAGACATCCATACTAATAATCTATGATAATTTTGCCACCAAATGTCTTTAAGCCTTGGAACTCTAACGTATCTGTCAATACTCATTTTTACTCCTTCTCTAAATCCTGATCTCCAGGCCTGATAAGGACTAGCATTAACATAACTTGTAGAATAATTTTCATTAAATTGATAGTAATTTGGAAAATGACAAAATTCTATTGCATTTTTATCTTTACCATCATGAATTTCATGAGTTTTCATATTTTTAACAAAGTCTTTAGTCCACATTTTTAAACTACCGTTACCATACATTAATCCATTCATAGCAATTTTACCACACCAACTAAATTGATATGTATTATCAAGTCCTAAAGCATCTAAATCTATTTCTACATCTAAAAAATTCTTGTCTACTATTGTGTCAGCATCTATTGTAATAAATCTTTCTGTTTCAGATATATTTGCACACGCCTTATGAGCCGCATCTAATCCTTTTACCGCGTGTACTCTTTTAGCCCATGGAAATTTCTTTTTAAGATCAGCATAATTCCTATCAGCATTAGGTTCATCATAACTTAAAAACACAAAATCTGCATCTTGAACTTTTATTCTATTCATTTACAACCTCATAACTATAATCATGCATTTTCCTACAATATAAAGAAGGAGTGTTATTACTTTTGTGCTTCATTATAAGTCTTTTTTGTTCAATCAATTCATTTAAATTTAAAGGTAATACATAGTCCAATATATTAGCATCATCTAATTTAGTAACATAAAAGTCTAATATTGTTTTTTGCGACAAATCTAAAGTATTTTCTAACTCTTTACTTAATTTGTCATCTATTTGAACTTCCCATTCCTTCTTCTTCATATCTAATTTAAATGAAATTTTATTATCTGGAGTATTAGGATTAATTTTATATACATGACTATTTTCTATTTTTTTATTTGCTTGAATTTTATGTTCTACCGAATCCATTGACTCTTTAGATTTCACTACATA